TTTACCGTGTAGTTGGCCTCGACCATCTGGTCGTTTTGCTGTAGCCATTCCTCGTAGGACTCCGCTCTGGGAGGTAGGTTAGCTCCCTTGATCTCAACCGTGTGGTCTACTTGTATCCGGTGATCACCTACCTCTTCGCGTATCTCCTTTAACACTTTCAGCTTTAACGCTACACGGGCATCGTCGATTTTGTCATACAACTCTTCAAGTGCTAAGACGCGATTCTTGCGCCAAGCTAGTGGCACTTCATCAAAATCAGCACGGTCACGCTCAAGCTCGGTTTGTAGCGCCTTGTCGAACTCTGGGTCTTTGCGCCAGCGGAACACCGTAGACTTATCTACGCCCAACGTCTTGGCAATCTTATCGTTTGCCATCTTGGGGTTCCAGCGATCTAAGACCACCAGCTGCACTGCTTGTTCTTGTAGCTCAGATAGCGCCATGGCTTTGCAATTCTGGTTCCCAACGATTCTTAGGTATGGCGTAAATTTTCTGCATTTCTCTTTTTCTGGTTTGGTCTTTACTGCTTTGCCACGGATTTTTTGGCGGTATTGTTTCTCCAGTAATTTGCCAACCAGACGCTAAAAGCGATGTGCCAGTTTCTGTGCAAAGTGTGTAGGTTACCAAACGCCTACCGCCCATAGCCTTCCAAGCTCTATTGCAAGCACCGTAAAGCATGGAACACACGTTTTTAGGACTATCTTTTGTTGTGCATACCCGTAAAACTTCACCCGTGTAACCATCTTGCAATTTTCTTGCTACAGGACGGCCAACTAACGCAACGCCAACAATCTCATCATTGTCTTCAACTGCAATGGCAAACTTGGCACCTTGAGGCGCTTTATTGTGCCTGTGGTGTTCAGTAACAAAATTTTTAGCATCTCGTATAGAAATGGGGCGTAAGCATAACGCCATTACTTCTTTTTCTTTTTCCGTGCTACGGCAGCATTGTCCACCAGATTCGGATACGGACGGCCAGCCTTCTTAGCCCGTGCTTTGGCCGCAGCCTTTTGCTTGGTCGTTAGCGTCTTCGACTTCTTGCGTGGGTTTTTCTTGTCCCAAAACGCTTTCTTTGCCATCAATAGCTCCAGATCACAGGCCGTAGGACATGAAACCCATCGCCAGGACGGATGTAGTCCAAGTGAATAAAGCGGCTAACGCCCGTCTGCTTGATGCCAATACCTGTAAAGCCAGCTTGCATTGCTGCTGACAATACTTGGTAGGCATACGAACCGTCACAGGCAACGTCTACTGCTTTACCCGTAGCATGAGCGCCCGGTGTATCCTTGGCTGCCTCGATGCTATGGCGAGGACTACGGTAGCCCGACGATATCGTCATTGGCGATCCCAACTCATGGCGTATCCGCTGAAGCGCGTCCATCATGTCCTCGCAGATCAAACACTCACCTGTTTCTTGGCACTCCATCTCTTTGCGAGAGAAGTTAGGCCAACGGTCTGTAGGCCATTCTTGTTGGGTATAGTCCACTACCATACCCACAATAAAATAAATTTATAGACCCATGTCAAGCAATAAAAAATATCTATGCATAGTTGCTTTACAAAAGCATTTACCGTATCATTGAGGCGCAATGCATAACATCGGGACACAAAGCGAGACCAGGGTGTTATGTAGAAGTGGCCCACTGAGGTAAGGCAATCGTACACACGGCCAAGGTTAAAGCGAAAGCGGCGATCCCTGTTACGGCCCCATGCACGGGGTAAAAGCGTCACTCACTCCACAATCGTTGTGCATAACGATGGATGCCAGTTGCGGGCGCGGCTCGGACGTATCAGCCAGAAAATCCCAACAGCAAGAGTGGCAGGGTAAAACCTTAAGGCTAAGGTCAAGCTCTGCCAAGAAGCAAACGCTCTCAAACGTATCAATAGCTCATACTAGCACATACTAGCTCATATACGCACAACGCGAACTCCAAGATGGGGGAGAGCGAAATTTAGAAAAATTATGGGGGCGAACGTGTATGGGTGAGTATATACGGGTTCGTTTCCGTTTTAATAGGCCGTCGATCGTTTCGCCTGGCCGACGCGCACCAGGGCGGCAAATCTGGATTTTTTCGGCGCAATTTTACCGCGATATTCTACCGCCTATATTGACAATTATATGCGATAACACACGCCAACAAGCGCCGATAAACGCCAGGAAAGCGCCGCATAGGCCATTGCAAGTGTCAAGCATAGTCGGGTATATTGAACAGGCGTGAATTGATTAGATGGCTTTGTGTTTGTCTGTAATTTTGCATTGTTACTATCCCATTGCCCGTTTGCGTGTTTCCCTTGTTTGCCCCTTTCCCTTTCCTTGCTCGATCCTTGCCCACGTTGCCCAATGCACACAAAAAAGCGCCCCAAGCCAACCATCGACTCAGAGCGCCTTTCCTTACTGCTGCTGTTTTATCTACTTAATCACAATTTACCCACACCGCTTTGTATGCAAAGTTTAGCGCATCAGCAGTAGCGAAAGCGACTAAGCGCAAATTATCCTTATTTTCACCTTGTGCAATGTAAAGCGTTGTACCTTGAAACGCTTGCATATGCCTTGCCGCTATCTTAGCTCCTCTTATTGTTTTTGCTTTTGTTTTTTCCCAGTTATCTCTTGTGACGGGGTAACTGTTTGCACTTGTTTCTGCTATCCAATATGTCATTATTTCTTTCCCTTGCCTATGCTGCCTAACAATAGCGCCAGCAATACGATAATCTCAGCTAGTGCGTCCATTAGTGAACCCCTATTACGACGTTAACACCTTTAGCGCTTTCCATTCCGCATAAATGCCCGGCTTTCGTACACGTTCCACACTTGCCAGGACACACAAACACCTTTTTCAATCCAAGCGCCTTGGCAGCGTCTCTTAGCGCTTTCCTATATTCCGGGTGACCATATTTACCGGCTAGCCTTTTGTCTATTTGTAGCGCCAGGAAATTTCCGCGCACTACTTGCAATTGTTCCATTTTGGGCCTTAAATGCTCAAACTTGGAACCATTCGACAAGTTTAAAAGATAGTTTTTCGGCCATCCTACTTTACTTGCCCACATACGGTCAAACATAAGGAACAGGTTCCAGGACTTGCTATACCCGTACGTCAGTAAATCGGGCCTTTCCCGTAGTACTAGCATCCAAAAGGTTAACGTGCGTAAGCTATCAAAGTCGCCGTCGACGTATAAACGGCAAGTCGTATTCTGTTTGAGCTTATACGTCGCTTGTGCTATCACGTCGCTATTGTGTGCAAGTAATAGCGTGTTCTGTACTTGTCTAAACAGCGTCGCGGGATAACGCCAACCTTTGAGCGTGTAACAATACCCAGATCCGGCCCCGCTCCGTCCGAACCAACATTCACCGGCGCCGGGACACGTTACGCCGGGCAAGGTGCTAAAACTGGCAAAAGGTAGCTTACTATTTCCGTCAATGTTCCATATTGCAAAAGGTGCTTTCCCGGTATAGTCACCTTGGATATAATCGGCTAGGCGCTGTGCATGATATGCCCACGTGTGAACTTGTGAACTATCGCCGGGTATCGCTTGTAATAACTCAACTACTTTTGCGCTATCGCCAGCGCCAGCGGCGCTTGCAATCTCTAGCGCCGTCGCTCTATTTACTTTAGCCATTGCTAGCCTCCCATCCCATAAATTAAAACTCTTGGAAACGACTCTCTGAAAAATATGGCCCAAAACGCTAGCACTAAACCGACGACAAATGGCGATAGTAAAATGGCGCCAAAAATCAGATCCACATCTAAATCAAACTTGCTCATTGCTTGCCCCTTTCAGCTTGGTTGAATGGTGTCTAAACAATATAATATGTGTATTGCTATAATGTCAAGCTTATTATTTGTCTATGTCGTTCTATCGCTTGACGTTTCGCCTATATCGCCGCCCAAAAAATCGCTCAAAAAATCGCCAAAATTCTGGCCGCACCGGCGGCCCCGACGAGTGGTTCAATATCATTTTGATTGTCAATTTGATTGTCATTTTGATTGCTCATCAATTTTCAATCTGATTGCCCCCCTGGAATTTTTGAGAATCACACGTTTTTGATTGCGATTGCGCCAACTGGCCGGGTATCGATCAGACTCATTTTGATTGCGCTGCTTCACATAGATCTGATTGCAAATCAAATTAATTTCTAAGAATGCATCTGATTGCGCTTGACAATACATCAACGCTTTCGTAGGTTAGTCTAAGTCGCAATTCAGCGGCATATTTTAGGGAGCAACCTAATGGCTAAGAAATTAGCAGAGCTAAAGGCAGAGCGAGAAGCCAACGAAGCAGAGGAGGCATAGCGATGATATCACGAGTAATTACACTCGATATAGAGCAGCGAGAGCGCATGGTTGCTATTCTGGGTAGCATTCTGGACAACGAGCATGACAAATGGAAGATGGGATCTGACAATAGCGACTGCCTCACTGAAGACCAGCTGGTTCACATTGAGGCACGGTATGATTGGTTGTCTAATCCCGATAGAAACGGCAATGTTGAAATGATTGTCGAGGAATGGCTTGGCGGTGTGATTGTTGATTATGCCGAAGATTATCCCGACATTCTCGCGCTAGTAGCGCCCCTTGATGTGATTACAGCGGCGTTGTCTCGTGCGCTGGAGCGGCTTGATTTGATCGGCGCACTCGATGAAGCAGAAGAATGGCAAGAGTCGGGCGATTCGATTGTCAACTACCCTCTTGTCCATGAGTACCAGTTAGTTCACAATGCACTCAAAGCGTTAAACAACCACAACAATCTCATAGCAGATTTGAAGGAGGCATAGCATGAGCAAATATATTGCAGGGCCATTTGATGAGAGATTTGCGATTGACCCAGAGATTATCTATGCGTTGTGCAGGGTAGGGTTTTCCGACACGTCTAATGGCGATGACATCTGTCCATCGTTTAGTCGATTGCTGTTTAACGATCCTATCCCAGAATTGGACATTGAGTTGAAACCGATTGGCCGATTACAACTGTTCGTAGATGCTGAGAATGTCGAACACAGAGAGTTCACAGATACGCATCGGTTTCAAGTGCATCACTACAATCTCGATGGAGTACTGTTCTTCTATCAAGGCTTCGATTCTTTGGACGATGCCCTCAAATTCCTCAAGAAGGTATTGGTATGAGTGTTTACTATAATGAGATTGACCCTTTTGCTGTGGAGTGGCTTAAAGCGCTCATTAACGACGGACATATTGCCCAAGGAGACGTAGATGACAGATCAATTACAGAAGTCCAACCAGATGACCTCAAAGGATACACCCAATGCCACTTCTTCGCCGGGGTCGGAGTCTGGTCATACGCCCTCAGACGGGCAGGGATCACAGACGATACACCGGTCTGGACAGGATCATGCCCCTGTCAACCGTTCAGCGGAGCAGGGCGAAGAAAAGGCACAGCAGACGAGCGACATCTCTGGCCCGAACTCTTCCGTCTGGTCGCGAAGTGCCGCCCTCCAAGAGTCCTTGGTGAGCAGGTTGCAGGAAAAGGTGGAACATCTTGGTTCGACCTTGTACAAGCTGACTTGGCGCAGGAAGACTACGCCGCAGGGATGGTCGTATTCCCAGCTTGTGGCGTCGGCGCACCGCACCAAAGACAAAGACTGTACTGGGTTGCCGAAAACACATGGGTCAACAACGAGGACAACGGACGGCACGGGGGGGCCACGACCTGTAGAAATACAGGACGGCAACGCAGTGAGGGTGAGCAAGACAATAGGGCAGACGTTTGGGATAAATCTGGCAGATCAAGCAAAACTAGCTCACTGGCCCACTCCATCTGCAACCGAAACGTGCGAGAAAATAGAAACAGTGATAGCACGGAAGGAGCGGCACAAAAAAGAGGGAAAAAGAACGCCAGGACTAATGAAAACAGGGACTACAGCACAGTTAGCTCACTGGCCGACACCAATCAAATCGGATGCGAGGGGCAGTGCAGGTGCAGAACCGCGCAAGATGGCAGAGCTACCCAATCTAGTGCGGCTGACAGGCCCAGCCCGACTAACGGCTACTGGGCAGATCCAGATTGGCTCTACTGCCGAGATGACAAATGGAGGCCAGTTGAATCCAGCACATTCCCGTTGGTTGATGGGGCTGCCAACCGAGTGGGACGATTGCGCGGCTACGGTAACGCTATCGTCGCGCCGCAAGCGCAAGCGTTCATAAAGGCGGTGATGGGATGACAATACAACAAGTCCTTGATAATCTGATTGCCCTACAGCGCATACGGAGCGAATCCACCGATCCAGAACTCCATCACCGTGAACGCGAGGCGGCGCTAGAACACTTCAACGCCTCATTCGATTTTCTGGTCAACGAAGTGCAAGATACCCTCACAGCGGAGCAAAACTGATGATATTTGTCACGTTCAGAGAGAACACTTTAGAAGAGCTAAAGACCAAGATAGATGATTATCTGGCCGAATGGCCTTGGTGTCCCTACCACACATCGTTCGATAAGCCATCCCAAGACGAGGATGGCAAATGGGTGTCTCGCGGGTGGAGAGGAGAAACAAATGACTAGCATTGTAGCATTGCCCCAACGAGGATCAGACCTATTGGAGCCGTTCCTATCTGCTCAGATGCGCGATGCCACGCGCACCGCTTACCGGACAGATCTGATTGAGTTTTTCGGGATCGATTGGATTACGGAAGCGCATGTAAGGGGAACGGGATTTGAGGATGTTGAGCAGTATAGAAACCAACTAGCCTCAGTTGGCATCAAGCCATCTACGATCAACCGTAAGTTGACGAGCCTACGATCCTTTTTCAAACGGTGCGTTGCGATAGGATTGATTGATCGCAACCCTGCGTCCCCAGAGCTTGTCAGAGGATATAAAACGCCTCAGACAAGCATGGGCAAAGCGGTAGATACAGACAAGATAGAGGAGATGATTGAGATCGCATATGAAGCAATTGAACGTCCTCACTGCGACCTCCGCACAAGAGTTAAAGCGGCCAGAGACAGTGCGCTGATTATCTTGTTAGTCTATACGGGCATGAGACGCTCTGAGGCGGCTAATCTCAAGTGGCAAGACATACAGCGCGAAGGAGAGCATACAGTAGCTGTGCTACGCGACACAAAATCGGGATATGAGCAGAGAGTCAAACTATCGCACAGGGTATGCGAGAGTCTTGATACGTTGCTCAACCATTACAGGCAGTTCACGGAGCATTTTGATTACGTTTTCGTTGGGATGTCACGGGTAAATAATTTGGGTGGCAAGATTCGCCCAGAGGCTATTTCAAGCATCATTCAATGGTATGGCAAGAAGGTCGGCATTAAAATCACCGCGCACTCATTAAGGCATACATGCGCTACACTCGCATTGGAAGGGGGGGCAACCGTACAGAAAGTGCAGAGCCATCTTAGACACGCAACGGTCAATACGACCATGCGATATTACACAGACAGAGACGCACTAAACGATAATGCGTCCGATTACATTCTCGTAGACTACCCGGAGAAAAAATATGAATCTCGTTAAACACACCCGTCTTAAATTAGGATTGACTCAACCGCAGTTTGCAGAGATTGTGCGATACGATGTTTCAACTATCTCGCGCATTGAAGGGGGCAAACAAAAAAGCGCACAAATACTAATATCATTTTGCCGTGTGCTATCACAGTATTATGATCGTATGGCACAGCTATCTGATCTGATGGCAGGGGAGATGATGGATGGAGAATTGTTCTTCCAGGAGATTAGAGAGGCACTTGAGCTTGACAATCTAAATTAAATCGATTACCCTTGAGCCATCATGGGTTTGCTCCCTATGAATGGTGATGGAGCGCCAGATGTGGTTACCCCTACGGGCCATATCTGGCGTTTTTTTTGCTTGACAATATAAACGGGATGCTCGTAAATTGTGTCATCCATTCATCAAACATCCAAGGAGAGCAACTTATGGATACTATGTACGACCCCATCCTACAGTGGTCGCAGAACCACACTGAGCCGACTAAGGCTGCGCCAAACGGCAAACAGAAAATCTTCCTTCCAGATGGACAATGGCATGAAATTCATTTTCCGTTTGGAGACTCGCGCCCAACTCAATACAACACGATGAGGTATGCCGCTCGGTATGCTGACGAGAACGTCACGATATTTGCCAACCGGAAGTTGCACCAGTCTCTGCTCAAGGCAGGGATCGCTGCGAATTCCTCGTTTTTGATTAAACGCGAGATGGGAACGTGGGAGAGAGATGGCGAAACCCTTCCGGTTGCTAACTTCCACATAAAGCCAGCTGGTCAGCCCGATCAGCCAGAAAAACCCGTAAATCCCTCAACAAACGATGACGATGACCTGCCCTTTTGATTGGCGCACGGGTCGAACTCAATAACGCAGAGCAACGATTAGCCCGTTTTATGGCGCGTAGTCGCATGGAAAACGCCAAAAAACGAGGTATCACCAATGCTCAAGTTGGCTCACAGGATCGGTTTGATATCGATCTTGAGGGCTACGGTGCGGAGTTAGCGTTCTGTAAACTTTTCAATGTTTATCCAGATATGTCTATCGTTGCTGATCCATCAGCAGATCGAACAGGGGATGCAATCTGGATGGGCAAAACAGTGGATGTGAAAACTAGCAAATATAAAACCGCACGGCTTTTAGCTGTGCGGTGGAAGAAGAAAAAGGATTTATACGCATTGATGGTCGGCACATTCCCCAGGTATGAGTTTAGGGGCATGGCTACCGGAGATGAGTTGATCCGACAGGAAAACTTGATCGACCTGGGGCATGGCGAGGGTTATGCTCTGAGTCAACACCAACTGAAGGGAGCAAACAATGTCAACTAAAGAAATTGGATCGCAACGCAATATGCCAAGGCAGTTTGGATTAAAGCCTAACACGCCCGTTCAAGTGCTGTATGATGGGAAATCTGAGAGTGGCAATAGCCTGTTAAAAGTGGTAGACGATTTTGGCACAACCTATTTTGAGTTACGGGATCGTCATGCAGACATCGAGAAAAAGATTGCGAAACTCGAGGTGCGGCAAAACGATTTAATTGCAATTGAAGCTAAGGTTGAGGATGGCAAAAGCGTTGAATATTTAGTTACAATGCGAAAACGATGGAACGAAAACGTAGTGGCTTCTTCAGAATACGAGGATCTGTTTGTTGCTCAAGTGCGGCACATGACGCGCTGTTGGATTGGAGCCTGTCATGTCTGGAAAGAATCCGGTGAGGAGCAAAATCAAGCTAATCGCATACCTACCATCTTGGGGATGACGTTGGAGCTATACCGCAGCGGAAGCATCAAAATGGATTTGGCAAAATACGACAGTGAACCAATAGACATAGTCGAGAAGCTTACATGAATAAAGAAATAGATGTAGGTAAAATGACCGATGAACATTTGATAAACTCGGCCTACTATCACTGGCGCATTGCAGTAGACAAGTGGGTGGATAAGCAGGTTGAAGGGAAATTCCACAAAAGCCTAAAGCAATATATCGAAAAAAACTACCCTAAATACTTTGATATCCTTAGAGAGATTAAGGAGCGTAAACTATCATTTAATGCACCGCATCAACGAGGTATGCTGATTGCGGATTGGGAAGAGCATGATCCGTTAAAAAAAAAAGAGGAGAAATAGCATATAAAATGAAAAATAAATATATCGGAAAATACTATAAGTTAGACCACAACAGCGTGACAGAATATTGGAAGTATTGGCCAATTGAGGTTGCCGCAGGTGTTGTAAACACTTATAACGAACGGCGGTATGAGTATGATCACGATGCGCTAATGAAAAGCCCAGAGCCGCGCGTTGTAGTTAAATATTCATGTGAAGAAAATGATCCAAGAGTGCCACCAAGCGCATACAATGATGTAATCCCAGAGATATTAGAGGAACTACAAAACGTCATTGACTTTTTACAGGTTGTCATAAAAAAAAATAGCTAGGAATAAAATGAGCAAAAATAGTCGTATTAAACAAAAAGCAAACAAGAAAATTATTGATGCAAAAAAAAACAAAAAAACGGAAGAAAAAAGTAGACAGCAACAATTGCTTGATGCGGTAAAATTTTCTTCGCAAGTCAAAAGTTTTATGCAAAGGGGTAACAATGTGCAAGTTATCTGCTTTGGCATTAATGAAGAAATCATGCGAGAAGGGGGATTGTATGTTGGATTTTTTGGCAACTCAGAAACAGAGGAAATGAAAAACTTGCAGATGAGAGCGGCTTCATTTTTAATAGATCCACCATCACCGGATGAAATGGGCAAACTGCATACGACCGTTGATGATGCCTTTAGAGAAAAAAATGAACAAGCCGCTAATAATTAGAGGTGAGCTACCTAACCTAAATGGGGTGATTGATGCCTCCAAGCGGCATTGGGCGCAGTATAGCAAGGTCAAGAAAAAATGGACAGAAACCGTGGCTACGGAAGCGGTTGTGCAGCGTATGCAAAAAGTCAAAAACCCTGTTTGGGTCGAGACTAAGTTTTATAGAAAAACAAAACGAGGTGACCCAGACAACATTCGCATCGCTGTAAAATACATTTTAGATGGGTTGGTTTTAATTGGCGTTTTGCCAGATGATAATCAACAATGGGTGCGCGGATTTACCGACACTTTTTTAGTAGACAAGGACGATCCTCGTATAGAGGTCATATTAAGGGAGCAAACTGATGAGCAGTGAACAAAAAAAAGAAATGTGCTTGAAATACAAGAGGGATTTACAGGATGGAATCGGAACTACGGGCATAATACCCATGCGGAATGTGTCCCATATTGAATTTAAGACATTCCCACTTGATCCAAACGATAAATGTAGAATTGTATGTTACACTAAGAGCGGTGAAAAAATTATAATAGCAGTTGGTCACGTTGTAGATTTTTGCGAAGAGGATTTGTTTGATCGCATTAAAAGTGTCAGCTATGAAAATATTAAACTTGATTATTATAGAATACATGGGGTAGATCCAGATGATGAATATGTAGAAAAACGGCACAACGATGTCACTCTGTAGCACCATGAGCCAGTTTAGAGATGCACTGCCCAAAACTATGACGGAGTTCGATAGGGGTAATGCAGAGAGAGACATTTTATACGGGTATTCATGGGCTGCGACAAACCCAACACTATTAGAAACCCAAAACCAAAAGCTGCCCCTTTTTACTTGGGCAGAAGGGATACATATCACTGGCCCCTTGTTAACGGAGATGGCAACCAATGCTAGAACTCGGCACAGAAATACTCAAAAGCGGATCGAAGCCCTTGGACCAGGTGACAATAGAGGAAATCTTTGTGTCGCTGTGGTCAACGAGAGAGGACACGCCCCCAGACAGTACACTTACAAATCAGACCATCCAGTGGGCAATCGAATTGCTAAAGAATTTGATGGAGAATGGCTCGACTTTGGCCCAGCCAGAGGTGAAGGTGTTATATTATCTGATAGCGGAGGAGTTGGATTACCAGAAGGCGAGAGCAAGGGACAAGGCCAACAGGAAGCTGCACAGCCCGCAACCGACTCATCGTTACACGATACAGGGGCCAGCGCCATTGGAGATGCCAGAAAGCGCATCCAAGGCGCTATATCGCGTAGGGATGAGTTACGATCACAAACAAAGCGAATGGACGGGCTGGCACACTCCAGAGATGGAAGAGGTAGCCAAGCTGATTTTACAACGTCAAGAGCAGTTGATATAGAGGGCGATTTATAGGATATTAAACTAAAATAAAGTTGGCCTAACGTCGGACAGGAGCGCAAAGGGATCGTCCCAACGCGCTTTAGGGGAGAGGCGTTGGGCCAACTTCTTTTTTTAGGAGTGCTATGATGACGTTAAAATTTCGGATTGCAAGCAGTGACAGAACTAAAGTATACACGGTAGTGGGTCGCTTAGATGGAGACGGTGAAAGCGATTGGCAATGCCAATGCTTAGGCTATTCATACAGAAGACGATGCCGTCACATCTTAGCCGCCATGCAAGCCATTGACAATGGGATACAAAAAGTAGAGGTGCTACAGGAGAAACAGGATGATTGAAAAGATTGCAAATAGCCCTTGGATAGTGATTATTGCAGTAACCGTTTTGATGGCACATATCCTACCAGCAATGTTGCAATAATAAAAACGCGCCGAGTGCTAATTAGAGCGGCAACTCTAATATCTCGACGCGTTTAAACCCAAAAAATATTGTCATGCCGACAAGTCAGAAGACCCGTAAAACGGGAGGCTTTTATTTTCGGGTATTAGTTAATATACTACTCTTTGCCGTAATCCACAAATGCCTGTGACGCAATATAAGCAATGGCTACAGCTGCAACGGGCCAGGTTATCTCAACTGCACCTGTTGTAGCTGCCGCACCTACTGCCGTTGCCACAGCAAACTTGCGTGATCCAACTTTCTTTATAACGCTTTTTACCAGTGTATCAACGCCACCTATCATTAGGCTACAAGCTCCGCTACGGCCTCTGTGACCTCTCCGTTGCTCTCAGAGCGTAATTGCTCGTTCTGGTCGTCCAAGACGTTCTGCAGGGCTACTATGGCTCCATTCTGGCGTTGTATCAGTGCGGTCAACTCTTGCACTGTATTCTGAGCAGCTTGTAGCTCCTCAAACGCCTTCTTTTGCTCTTCTTGTATTTGCTCTTTGCGTTCTTGTACGTTCATTTTCACCCTCTGTTTGATATATGCGTGAGGCTACCTTCCATCCGCGCCTGTGCGCGTAGAAGCTCTTGTAGCAGATTGTTTGTCTCGTCTAATTTGCCAGCTACGTCTTTCAATTCGGCAATCACGGCATCACTATCACCGTTGCCGCCATTCTTGCCCATCTTGCTCATCATCAGATATGCTAAGATTGCGCCTGTTCCAGCTGACCCACCGCCTGTCAGCAATAAGCTGATTGGATCTGACCCACCTTCCATCATTTACCCCATTTAACTTTATGCGACCAAAAGCGAGGACTAAGTTTACTTGGGTTCGGATCTTGAGCATTGTGCCTGGCGAAATACGACTTACGCCTTGCTTTGTCTTTGGCCGTTTTCGGGTTACGTCCAGCGCCCTTTACGCCCTGCTGACCAAAGCGAATCGTCTTGACCTGCCCACCCGATTTAGCAACTACAACGTGCGACTTCGTTGGATGGTTGGGCGTTCGGCGCGGCTTATTATAGGCAGACACCCCAGCACGGGCTAAACGTGGATCTTTCTTGGCTGGCATTAACGACTCCCACGCATCTTAGACTTGGGCTTCACCTTAGCCTTCTTCTTTTTTTTCCGAGCTTTTGCTGCCGCCTTCATCCCTGCCGCCGTGTATGGATATTTTTTTCCGCCTACGTTTGGCATAATTCTATCTCCTTATTTGCCGTGAAATGCCTTGTGAAAACTTGCGAATGTCATCGTCGTAACCCAGCATATAGCTCCGTATAAAGCTTCGTGTTGCCACCATTCCTGCCATGCTCTACCCCCCGGCCAGTGACCAGAGATGCGGAACGCCTCGTAGACCATTGTAACCAACACTGTTGCGCCTCCGCTCCAGTAACCGCACTTAGACGCTTCTTCTGCGGCTTTCTCTTTTCTGGTCATCGTCAGCAAGTCTTTGTTCAGCCTCTTGACCTGCTTTTTACTCTCTAACGCCTCTTGCCTGTTTTCTCTGCTTGCTGCTCGTTCGCTACGCTGCATATCACGCAGGGAAGCGATTTCCTTCAGCGCCTTTTCATAGCACTCTTTCATTTCACCAGTGCTGCGAATTTTGTTGTAAGGCGGATAATTCATATGTTACTCAACCCACGGAGCCGCTTGTTCTCTACTGGCTACAGCCCTTGCCGCTAACTGCGCTTCCAGACCGCTCTTTTGCTCTTCGCCCCACGCCTCAAGCTGTGTCTTAGCGCGTGTAGGCAGTCCCGTCAAATCGTCGAACGCCACAAAGTCACTTGCCGTCAGTTCGCTCAGATCAATCGTAACCCACGGATCTGTGCTTGCAACTTCATTCGTTTCATCATCTGTACATTTAGCTATGCAGACTACGGCTTCAATTACGTTTTCCTGTGTGCTTTCATCGCCAATCGTCTTACTTGGCGCAACACGTATGCGATCAGTAATAGTGAGATCATGTACGTATGCCATTAGTTATTCTCCTTATGCCGCTTCCAGTGCGGCCACTTTGGTTTCAAGGGTTTCTATTTTTTTAATTGCTTCTTGTAGTGCGGCTGTCAGCAACGGAACAAGTTTGCTCTGGTCGATGCCTTGATACTGCGGATTGCCCTTATCGTCTACTGCATCTTTCGCGCCAGTGATAGCCTCTGGCACAATGTCAGACACCTCATGCGCTACGAATCCATCAACCGTGCGATCAGCTTCTGCGATAAAGTTAAAACGTGATGGTTTGAGCGATTTAATGCGCGTGATGCCGTCTGTGATGCCTACTACATTTTCTTTAATGCGATAGTCAGAGGTGGTGTTATATGCAACAGCAGTCGTTCCGTTTTGACTAATACTGCCAATATTACCTCCATTATACCAAAAATCCACATACCCGCTGCCAGAGACATTTGATGTGCTGTGACCGACTCTAAGAACTCCAGCATAGCTACCTGTCCCGATGCTATTCCATATGCCAACAACATTATTGCCAGAGGGCGTGGACACCGTAGTGCCAACAATCAGATTGCCAGACGAGTCGATAGTCAGTCTTTGTGTTCCTGCCGTGTTATCGTAAATCTCAAAACTGTCTGACCGCGCACCTGCTACCTGTAAATTGTATTCTCGTGCATCATTTTTTACCCGAATAAATGGGTTTGAATTTGAGCTTGAGTCTTCTAATATTAAAGAGCCTTGACTAAGTTCCATTATTTTAGACAGCGTAACAGCCGCATTAGCAGTGCCAGAAGGGGCAGTATAAAACTCAAACGCACCGCTGTTGTTCATTTTAATTTGCGTTGCGTGTCCGTTCGCTCCGTACTTATCACCGCTATTATAATAGACGTTTGAGCGTAATATAATGTCACCCGCACTTCCGCTATACCAAAGAGCATTACCCGCACCACCCACCTCAAATGCTGTACCGACACTAAACGTACTGGGAGTTAGGCCCAACCCCATATTGCCAGCATCATTAATAGCGAGAGATAGCGTATCAAAGCCGTCACTGCCGCCTCTGCGAAACTCAATCCCACGCCCCGCACTTCCACCTAAGTCGTGAACACCAAATTGAAATTTGCCAGACCCATCACCCGATGGCGTGACCAACTCCATACCCTCATACGTTGACGCTTTAGATGCTACTGCAAGAGGTGCAGAAGGGCTACATAACACGCCCATTCCAGTGCTTTTTATACGAACCGCTTCTGCTCCAGTGTCCGTTGGGTCGTTTCCAGTAACGCCTAAGCGGAACGTAATATCCGCTGTATCTGTAGCTAACACAGTACCATCTGTAGATGCGCTTAAATATCCGCTTGCCACAGAATCTGCTGTGTATTTTATCGCACCGCCTACTGCACCATCTGCCGCCTGTGCATGTATCAATGCCTGTGGCGAGTTCGATCCCACGCCCAATCCAGTACTGTCTAATCTGAGTTTTTCGCTGTTACTAAGATTAAATGTGTAATGACTTCCACTGACATAATTGTCAAAACTAAACTCGCCTGTACTGTGATTGAATATTATAACACCATTATTCGCATTGCTCGCCTCACTGTTCGCAAAAAAGATATTACCAGTGCCTGTTGAACTGGATCTTATAGTCATTCCAACAGCAGAAGCATCTTTAGCAATAACAAAATCATCTGCGCTTGCAGAATAAGAAGAAGGTGAAGTGCTTCCAATAGCGACAAGACCAGATGCATCAATTCTCAAACGCTCTGCGCTTCCGACAGCAAACCGCAAATACCCGCCACCATTTACATCAATCCCAAAATTCCCGCTCGTATCAATGTAACCGAGATATGAACTGGCCGAGGAATTAGACTCATCAAGTCTAAGTGCGCTATTAGTACTGCTCCCCGATGCGTGTATTTTTACTGTTGGTGATTGCGCTGAGAGGCCCAGATTCCCCGAGCTTAGGAGCGTCATCAACGCGCTACCGTCCGAGTAGCCTTTGCCGCCCACACGCCACTCGTATCGTCTACTGCCTACGCTGTTATTAGCGTCAATCTGATAATACAGGCTGTAATCAGACGCGAGTGTTGCGTTGTCGTTACCCGATGCGCCACCCGTTATGTTGACAGTAGATGCAGTTGAGCCGCCGCCGTGTATTGTTAGAGACTCCTCTGGCGAACTTGTGCCTATGCCCAACCCAGTACTGTCCAGAACCGCTTGCGTTGTCCATGTAATATTAGTCCCTGCTGTACCCGATGCGGCTCTACGCCAGTTGTGTGTGCCACCCGTCTGGTAATACTGAGATGCCTCATCCGTGCTATTGTATTTCCAGTTGCCGTCTGTGTGTTGAAATGAGTTGGCATTGACGTATATCGTGTCTGAGTCTGTGCGCCCTGCTATATTAGCGCCTCTCGTTCCTAACTCAAGTGCGCGATGAGCAGAGTTGTAGGCGTTGAGAGAATTAGTCCCAAGCCCAACCGCAGACCCGCTTGCGTCTACAAAAAACACATTAGTTGCAACTGTTAAATCACCGCTGAAAGTTCCCGTACTACCGCTGATCGTGCCGCCTGTGACGTTACCGCTGATGTTACCTGTGACATCGCCTGTTACATCACCCGTCACATTGCCAGTTACGTTTCCAGTAAGATTACCAGTTACATTTCCTGTGACGTTGCCTGTCAACGCACCGCTTACGCCACCTGTAGCTGTGATGAGGCCAGTTACGCCCAGTGTGCCGCCCATAAGCGCATTGCGGCTTAGATGCAGGTCACGGGGGCGTGTAGCTCCCGATGCACCGATGTCGTAGGTGTTGTCCGTGAAGATGAGGTTGCTGGTGATCGTGCTGTTGACCGTGAGCGTATCTGATGCACTATCTCCGATAGCGACATTGCCGTTGAGAGTCAGACCACCCGTCAGCGTCAATGTGCCGCCGATAGATACGTTGTTGGTAACGGTTACATCGTCCACATACAGGTTACGCCAGCGTACGCCTGTCGTTCCCAGATCGTCCGTGCTGTCGGTGTCGGATACAATGTTTGACCCGGATGTAATACCCGCAGTAGCTGTAACTAAGCCCGTGGACTCAAACGTGCCAGATAGGGCTAAATTGTTGATGCGGTTGCCAGCCGTGCCATCGGCTAAGTTGCGCGATCCATCAACGACCAACGCCTTCGACGCTGTAGCCTGTCCAGCGGTTACGCCCAGATTCGTTGCGTCCAGCCCACCGTTGATGGCGCTGGAAGTCAGCAAGTTGTCGAACTCGTTGTTCAGCTGGGCTGCTGTAAGGATCGCGCCGCTGGAAAATGTGTGTACTCTTGATACGGTTCCCATTAGTTATTCCTATCTTGCTGGTTGTGGCATACCGCCACCTCGTAAATTCCTTGGAACAGCTTGACCAGACCTGCTCAATCTTTTAAGTAAATCCAACCTCTTGTCTTCGCGTTCTCCAGCCTCTTGCATAGACTCATAGGCTCGGCCTACCCGTAAAAAATCCTGTAAGCGCGATACGCTTCTCCTTGGCAGCGTTTGAACCGCTTCATCGAATGCCATGAACTCGTCAAAATATTCCGCAGCTTGCGCTGGCGTGACTTTGTCTACGTCCACATCTAAGCTCTCTGCGGCAAATTTGCGAAACCTTTCAAAGTCATTTGGCATTTCATCTCTGATGTAGCTTGCAGAATTCTCTTTAAACTGTTCGTATACTCTTCGCATACGAGAGGCCACTTCTTGACCTTCCGGAGAAAACGCTCTAATCATTACCTGCGAACCGTATTTAGGGCTAAACATGGCTATGGTTGGAGGCAATTCCAATGCCAATCCAATCATCGCTATGGGATGTAAGATCGAACCTGCTGCACTTCTACCAGCTTGCCCAACTTCGCCCCTGGGAGCCAATCCACCTGCAATCTGAGGGCGCAAGTTAAAGCCAATAACCTTGGCAAGTAGCGTAGGATTATTCGTTGCTTCTGCAAGCTCTGTGAGAGTCTGTAGAGCCAACCCAGAGTCATCTTCAAATACGTTAGAAACTGAGCGAAGAACTTCTCTTTCTTTGCCCTTCTGCGTTAGGATTTCTTCCATAACGGGGTTTCCAGCGTCATCTAACACGGGCCTGTTGTCATCGTCAATTTGCACCATCGTTCTGCGCTCTGGAGCAGTGAGTCGCAAGTCATCGTTCAGACGATCCATGAAGTTTTGGTGATTAAAGTATTGGCGCATCGCCGCACTGTATTCGCCAGCCCCAACACCCACAACAGGCGCTACATTCTCATCGGCAATCTTGCCAAGTATGCTATTCGGTATCATGCCTTGCATACCGCCACCCGTCAATGCATTTTTTCTTAAAAATTCCTCTACTTCATCCGCTCTACGCGCTGAAAAATAAGCATTCATAACGTCTGGATTGTCAGCTATTTCTCCCACATACTGCCTTGTTGCCGCATACATCGAGCGCAACGCTTTTGCCGCATCTGTGCTTGACTCAAGCGTCCCTTCGTACAAGACCTGTCTGATCAACTGCTTGACTTTATCAAGTCGCTCTAAACTTATGGCCTCATTCCCTAACCTAGAGTCATAAATTGCGTTCAACACCTGCGAAACGGCATTTTTGCCTGTCTCACCAAACAATGGGTCAAACTCAAATTTACCAACGCCATCTACATTTTCTAATGTGATGCTTCCTGGCAAGCTCTCTACAATGCGCTGACGGAAGTCTGTTACAGGGACATAGACTTTATCAAGCTGAAGGGGCGCTCTCATTTTCGCATGTACTTCTTCAGCATTGTCATAATACTCTTTCACTGCCTCATTGAGATCCTTCATCAGCCCTTTAGCAACTACCGCATCGCCATTTATCTTCTGACCATCTACGACTACGTCTGATTGTCTGATAGCCTCAAGCATTGCGTTTCTCGCCGTAGCATCAGACTCAGCATAGTCAAACATCTGGCGCACCAAGTTGGGGCCGACATTCCAAGTGAACCCGAAAACGTTTTCTGCTAGCCCCCTAAACAATCCAGGCGCCGTAACGCGCTGCCCTATAGTTGCCTCGGCTTGCTGTTGGCCCCTCTCTGCTGCTCCTTGAACCTTTTCTCGGCCTCTTTGATAAAAGTCTTTTATTTTATTGAAAGGATCTTTACGCGCTTCAGCGGCTGCATCCGCAGCTTGTTGCCTCATGTTCTTGGCCGCTTGCACAGCCCCTTGCAAGTAGGGATTATCGCGCATGGTACGCTCAACGGCTTCGTAAGTAAGCTTTATTGGCTTCCTTATAGTCCGGTCAGCAACACTCTTTGCTAATCCTCCTCCCAACCGCGCCATTAATCCAGGTGCTTTCATAATACCCGTTGTCGGGTCAATGCCTTGTATGTCGTATTCAACGCGCTCAAGAACATCACCAATCCGATCAAGTGCTTCAGCCCGTTTTGCCTTATTGGGCTTGGGAAACTCCAATCGTTTCGTTGGAGCTAATGGACTTGCAGGTTCACCTGCGCGTTGTCTTTCTCTTCTTGCAGATGCAGTGGCTTGGCCGCTATCATCGACCACAAAATCAGCCCTTGTTGTTTGAGCCGCACCTCTTGGTTGTTGAAACTGCTCAAAAAATGGCCTTGGTTCACTTGCCTCTGGCACTTTATCTGCACCCCTCATCCTCGCTGCCGCTGCCCTCGTAGCAGCCTTACCAGCCTTTGCAAGAAGCCCAGGAAAAAGAAGAGCGTTACTTATTGCCGCAACTGGATTTTCTTGAATTTCTCTATCCGACATAGATTGCCGAAAGTCCTCTTTAGCGCCCTCAAATGCTTCTACATTTTCTGCGCTAATCGGAGGCTTTGCTCCTGGGAAGGCGAGTGTCTCTGCGGCCCCTGCTGCTGTACGTGCGAGTGCTTTTGTTGTCTGTATGGGACTAAGTAAGGCTTGAGCAGTATTCTCAGCTTCTTCAACATAGCTTCGGGGTATATTGCCAACTGCCTTGAGGACGTTAAACCCTTCATCCTTGCCGTACGGGAAAGGCGCACGTTCACCTCTGCGCTGTTCGCGGATTACTACCCTGTCGCTTTTTGCTTCGGCAAATTCGATCCCTAACGACTCGGAGTCTTTTAGTTGGAGCTTTTTATTGTTGGGATAATCCCTTTTGAGGGACTCGCCAGCTTCGATGTATGTGTTGAAAAACTGCTTTTCTTCTGCCATTTTTATTTACTCACCGCTATAATTTTCACTGACAAAATCAGCCCCAGCAGTGCCTGTGCGACCACCGCCCGTCTCTCCACCTTGCGTCATGGGATCTCCAAATATTGGCGCATAATAAGCCCTCAAAGCGTCTGCTTGACGTAGTTGGGTAGCCGTTGCCCCTTCACCTAAAATGACATTGTCTATATAGGTGTCTAAGCGCCTATTTGCTTCTTTCCGCGCACTTGCGATGTATTGATCGGCAACATCCTTCATATTTTCTATTTGTTCTTTTGCTAGGACAAAACCTCCTCCACCTAACCTTTCTGCTGATGCTGTTATATCAAGAACCATGCCCTGTCCACGCCTCTGAAGCTCTAAGTCACCTTCTCTTACAGTTGCTGGGTCAAATAGACGTTGATACATCTGGAATACTGCGTTCATGTTTGCAGCATTTGCATCATCAATAAAATTACTATAGGCCGCATTCAAACCGTCAATAGTTGGGAATAATCCATTTTGCGAATCAACGTAACGCTTTAATATGTCTCCGTTTAAATCTCCTTTTATTATTGCTCTAAGCTCTCGCCTTGCTGCAACTGAGGCTTCCCTCATCGCTTCATCTCTTCTGCGTTCAGCGTCCTCTTTTTTGATCTCGTACAACTTCTCATCTAAGCCAAATTTCTTTTCGTCGAGTCCAAATCGTTTGATCGCTAAATCCCAAGCTTGTTTTTTATCTGCTTCATCCAACGCAAAATAGGCTTCTTTTAAAGCTATTTTTCTTTCTTCTATATCTTGACCTTCGCGCTGTAGATTGCGTAAAAACTCATCGCCCAAAACTTTGTTATCAAACTTTTCCTTATCAAGTTCAAAACGTCGATCTTGCTCTACCCTCTTTAACTCTAGTGAATCAATGCCGTATTGCTTTCTAAATTCAGCTTCAAATTGCTTACGCTCTTCTGCTGTCATCGCTAGTGTTTGACGCGCTATTAGGTCTTCAATTTGTGCGTCTGTCATCTTGTTTTGTGCGGCAACTCTAGCGGCTCTTACAGCATCAGCGGCAACCTTTCTCTGTAGCTCGCCCTCTTTCAAGTCCATGACGTTGCGCTGCTTGATAAGGTCAGACCCTAACTTACCAGCAGTAGCAAGACCGCTTCCCAGTTGGCCTAAGAACCCAGCGTCTGGAGTTTCTGCTTGCACCTGCGGCCTTGCCCTACCGCTCGTAATAGCTCCAATAAGGTTTGCTCGAGCCGTTCGCTGTTGCGTTTTCTCATCAGCTTTCTTTTGGCCTCTTGCCATGCCGATATTGGCAATTAACGACCCTATGGATTGTAAGCCAGCAGCCGCTACATCTGGGTTTTCTTTGAGGTAATCTGCAACCTGCGACATCCTACTCGGTGGTCTTATTGGCTCAACGTATCCTTCTTCGCCAGGTAACAGCCCTCTTTCTACAGCACCTGTTAAACTAGGCTCTTCCATGTCTTCGCTACGAGATGCCATTGGTTTCAAGTCGGGTTGCACAGTAGCTTTAGCCGTTGCAGTAGTTTCTGGCTGTAAGCTTGGCCTTCTTAACGTGGTTTCACGCTGCTCATCAAGCATGGGTGTCGCAGTAGACGCTCTATCTTTGAGCATATCTGTCAAACTGCGCTCCTTCATGCCCTCACTGCGACTTGCCATAGGCGTAGAAGCACGTTGTGCAGGGGCTTGTGCCATTGCTGTGGTTTCTGGCTGTAGGCTTGCAGCCGCTCTTACAGTGGCATCACGCCGCGAACCCATTGGAATAAGCGTATCACTCACGCCTCCACGCAGTTCTTGTGCAGCTTGTTGCCCAGCACTCATATCTTCGAGTTGCTCTGGCGTTATCAATCCCTGGCGCAATAGCTTTAATAGCTCGTCTTCTTCGGGGTTGCCCGTGCTAAACATATTCATAACTATTACCCACCAAACTGTGGTTTAAATTGACCTAATTGTGTGCTATATACAGGGGCAGTAGGCTGTTTCAACAATGCTGGATTTTGTAGGCCACTTACACCACCGCTTTGTCCTCCACCAATACCACTCAACCCCTTGCCTATCAGACTCGTCAGCAGTTGCTGCGTCAGTGGATCGGACATAACTTGCTGTGCCATACCCGGCCCCTGCATACCGCCTTGCGTGGGCTGGGCGTTTGCGCCAAAGCTCTGTAGCAGCTTGGCCTGTGCTGCCTCTTTATCCATGCGCTCTTGCTGGCGCTTGGCCGCACGATTCGCCATGATGCCTTGGCCGATGCTAAGACCAGCTGATGCTATGTATGGTGCGGCTGCTGCGAGAAATGCTGCCATTATGTACTCCTATTTCGCTGTGTTTTGTCACGCAATCGTGCTAACCCAATATTTTCTAACTCTTCTTCTGCTTCCCTTGCTTTTTCTGCTGCGCTTTTGTCACTTTGCAAAACCTCTAATAAGGCTTGCGACACAGACGTTCCTTCGTATCTACGAGCAATTTCTAAATACTGTCTGATCCTATCCAATGGACTATCAGCATCTGTGTTTTCTTTAACCTGTTCAAATTCTTCCTGTATGTCGTTTACAATTTCATCTTGTGTCGGGCCAAAATCTTCACCCAATCTCCGTGTCAATGCTTCAGCAAGCGCATCAGTGCGACCTTCAAGCTCTGGGTCAGATGCAGCCAGTATACTTCCGATCAAATCTTGTTCTGCTTGTCGGCCAGCCAATGTAATGTCATCATCCAATCTGCCCGTCAAACCAGCCGTGCGTAGGCGGCTCTCAAGCGTCTCTGTGCCAGCGCCAGTGTCACCCTCTTCGCGGAAAAGACCCGTAGCCCCGGCTCTCGCCAATCCTCGGTTCAGCGCCTCGTTCTGCAAGCTGCTTTCAATCACCTGCGATTGTAGCGTATCTTCACCGCCGTATTGTCCCGTTACGCCAGCCTCTTGTATCTGACGCGCTAGATCGTCACTGGCAAGCTGACTTTCCAATGCTCTTTCAGCCGTTGTATCGCCACCTCTAAACTGGCCCGTTAGACCTGCCTCAGTAGCCTCACGCGCCAAACCAGCCGTATCTAAGTCACTAGCAGCCCGTTGGCCTTGCAATGTTGTTATAGGAGCATCCGTTCCTGTAATTACTCGTCCAAATAGCTCCGACTCAGCCGCTTGCTGTGCGCGTAAATCACCTCGACGAGTCAGATCCTCTCGTAATGCTAACTCGCGGCCAGCTAACGTGTCTGCATCGCCAAAACGTCCCGTCAGTTCAGCAGCCGCAATATCGCGTCCCTGCTGTCTGTCTTGTATGGTTTCGCCACCCAATTGCTCTTCGAGTGTTTGTCCACGTTCAGCAATATTCATCCGTTGACGTTGCTCTTGTGCAGCTAGCGTATCTACCCCTTGGAACTGGCCTGTCTGCCCAGCGCGAGTTACATCACGAGCTAATGCCGTATCTAAGAGTCGATCTTGTGCAAGACGCTCTTCTAACCCTTGACCACGTTGTGCAATATTCATTGATGAACGCGCTTGATCGAAAGCCAACGCATCTCTTAGATCGCCCTGTCTGCGCTGTGCCGCAGCAGCTTCTAATGCCAATCTGTTACGCTCATTGCCCTCTGCCATGCGCGTCAATGCAGCGGCTGTATCGCCACCGCCTCGTAATACGCCGTAGCGCGATAGCTGTTCGACTAAGCCCTGTTGTGCCTCTTGCTGACGTAGCTGTTGGTCAGCTATCTGGGATGCAAGGATCGGGTCATTAGCAGAGTCAATGCGGCCTAAATACTCTTGCTCTAACCGTTGCTGTAGGTTCCCACCTGGATTTGCTAATCTTCCTAATTGTGGCATCCTTGGCTGAAACTGTGGTCTGCCGTCTGCCGTGCGAAGCCCAGTATCGGGCTGTTGAGCCGCAGCGTCTGCGTAGGGGTTTCTATATGTTGTGGGCGCAGTTATATCGCCCCCCTGTGCTACAGCAGCGTCTGCATAAGGACTACGGAAACCTGTTACATCGGGCAGTTCAGTAGGTGTCTGTGCGGCAAACATTGCAGCCTGTGCATCCGTTGCACCAGAAGGCGCTTGAAGTCTGCTCTCAGCCCTACGAAGCAACTGCTGCTGTTGAAAGGTTGGCGCTTGTGCTATCATCATTTCTCGTTGGGCAGGTGTGCCGCCACCGTATCCCGATAGCAAGTCTCGCGTACGGTCGTTTATTCTTTGCGCTCGTTGCATATCTAATTGCGCTTGTTGTTCATTCTGCGCTCGTTGCGCTGCCTCCATTTCCAACTGTGCTTGTCGGCGCTGGTCAGCTTGGGCTTGTTGGGCTTGTTGCATGGCAAATTGTTGTTCTAAAATCCCACTGATACCGCCTAACTGCTGATTCTGCGCTTCAAACATTGCACGTTGAGCGTCAGTGCTGCCCGATATGGCATCAGTAAACCGTTGATTCTGCGCGTCGAACATGGCCTGTTGAGCGTCAGTGCTGCCCGATATGGCATCAGTAAACCGTTGGTTCTGCGCGTCAAACATTGCTTGTTGGGCGCTAGTACTACCTGCTATTGCATCTGAAATACCTTGGGTTTCACCGCGCAGTAGGCTTTGGTAATCATCAGCGGTCATTCTACCTTGATTTATTGCATCTACAATCCGATCACCTTGACCACTAAGTAACCTGTTATAATCGTCTGCTGTAACGATGGCATCTCGGATACCTTGAGTTTCGCCGCGCAAGATATTTTGGTAATCATCTGCGGTCATCCGATCTGCATTGATCGCGCTTGTTATGCGATCTTCCGCACCACTAAGAAGTCTGTTATAATCATCCGCTGTAACTATTGAATCTCTTATGCCCTGCGTTTCGCCCCGTAGAATATTTTGGTAGTCATCCACTGTCATTGGCGCTGGCGCTACTGAAGGAGCTTGTGCATCTGCCATTGACGGCAAATCTCGCGGTGCAGATGTGGCTACTTCTGTGGATATACCCGTTGGCGTAACTGTATCGTCAAACGGTTGGTTTGCTGGGCGTTGAGCGGCTTGTGCTAATGCCATAGCATTACCCGCATTCGGATCAAATGCGTTGCCCGTAGGCTGGTTGTTCATCCGCAAAACTTGCTGATATTGATCCGAAGTCATTCCACCTTGGGGCAACGGATTGTTTTGCGTTTGTGGCGCTTGCATCTGTGCCATTGTAGGTGGTGGAGGCGGCGGCGGTGGTGGAGGGGGTGGCATATTGGCTGGAGTACTACCAGCAACCTTGCCCCCCGTTTGCTCTTGAAACGCAGTTTGTGCATCTGTGTTTACGCCTGTTGGCGTTACTGTATCATCAAAGCCACCGCCTGTAGATCCACCTGTTATTGCCTGTGTTATAGGGTCTTGTGGAGGCTGGTTTGCTGGCTGACCCGAAAAAGGGTTAGCATAGCGTTTTGGAGTTGTACGCTGTGCTGACCTTGCCGCAGCAGCTTGGGCATACGGATTCGTATATTGCGTTGTGTTAGTCCTTCTGCGCCTTGATGTGCTGCCCAGCATTGGTTCTCTACTAACAGCCATTACTCTATCCCAGTTGTGCGTTTGCGCGTTAAACCAATCGGCTTGTATTGCAAATTGGTGCGCCTAATCGTGAATGTCTCATCATCGTTAAAATTGCTGAACCGCAGCTTAGTGCGCGGATCGTATCCAAACAGATCACTGTCCGTAGTCAGTGCAGTTACATCGCTCTGTAGAACGCTTGCATCCAGCGTAAACGTAGTGTCCAACGTAGCGCCCAGATCGCCCATCTGTATCGTTTCGACGTTGCTAACAATCGAAGCAGAGGTCTGGGTTATACTTAGATCGAAGTCTCCTGTGTTATCAAACAATGTGCGGTTATACAACCAACGACACTGAACAGCATCGCCCAAAGGAGCCAAGTTAGCTGTCTCGAAAAACGCTTGGATAGCTGACCCGTCATCGTTGTCACCTGTCTCATGTTTCTGGATGTGACCAGCGAAATCGCCAGCATGGGGCAACTCGTCGATCATGGCCGCAGCGTTGCGCGTAAACCCATTATACGGGCCAAACCAGCAGTTAAGGCGGTTGCTGTATATAACCACGCTGTTCATCTGCGTTTGTGATGCCCCAAAGGGCAGAAAAAACCACACCTGCTCTTCAGCTGGATAAAACAATGCAAACGAATACGGTAATCGCGCACTGTTGAGGTTCGGCCAATAGCCATCATCTAACGCAAAGCTGATCTTCTCAACGGCAGGGCCACCTGTCCACTGGTAGATTCCGTCCTCACGCACAAACAACTGACGCTCTCCAGGGATCGTTACAATCGTTCTGCTAGCGATTGTTCCGCGCTGTGTGCGCTGCTGCTGGCTGAATGGGATCGTAGAGTTACCCGTAGGCGTAAGGGTGTGTATACCTTGCTCGGTATGCACAGAAAGTGTGCTTTGGAAGGGCGAAAGTCCCGTCACATCGTAACCAAAGGCATGATAGTTTAGCGCACCCCATGTCTCTATATCACCGGGATCTGAGCGCCATACACGATCTGGCACGGTATTGGTGTTACCTACCCAAAGACGATTTTCCCAGAACGCTACGTGCTTGGGCTTGCTAAACCGCGAATCATCATCTAACGTAGCTGCATTGTTGCTACCGCCCGTCCATTTGATGGCATCGGTGTCTTGGCCGTTTACTGCGACCAACGTGTCACCTGCCAACACCCATTGCCATGTATAGTCGTTGCCAGCCGTAATCGTTGTGCTGCCTGTCCGATCTGTAGCAGAGCCACCTGTAACGTCAAAAAATTTGTCACCGCAGAAAGCGAACACCTTCTCTGTGCCAGCTAGCGTGACTTGACCCAATGCTGTAACTGTAGCACCGCTGTTCATTGCACTGCTGTTGAATTTTACAAACCCCTTACGCTTAGATACCTCACCTGCCAACCCTACAGTGCAATTTTGCATATCATGGATGCCAGACGGAGACAAATCCTCGGCTGGAACACTGTAGTTTACCCCGTCTCTCCAAGGGCCAAGGCGAAGGGATTCGGCAGCTATTGGCATCAGTTTAACGAACCTTCAGTTGGGTAAAATGAAAAATTATCAACTGCGGTATCGTCAGAGCGCCGCATACGAAACTTGCGGTTGCCCTGCACACTGAGGTTTTGTCTGGAGGCAATTGCTAGCACACGCTCCATCTCATTGCGATCTACACCAGCGCCTTGGTCATCACCTTTCTCTTGCTTAAATAGCGAGGAGATGCCGTAGATCAGTGCTGGCTGTATAACTGGGGGGTAATACTGGTTGATGGAGTTGTTGTCTTCTAACTCTACAAAATCTGGGATTTGTCTGTAGTAGCGATACCCAATGCTGTCTACGCCGTCTGGCGTGGGATACAGTGTTACTTGTATAGCACCGTTGGTATCTATGCCGTTGATGGCAACAAATCGAGGATCACCGTCTGTGCTGGAGTCTGGGTCAGCTGCATCAATGTCTTGGGTGCTTTGGACTATGATGACATGGTTTTCTGTTATGTTCCGAAACGATAACGGAGTCAGCACATCCGTTTCTAACGAGTACGTTCGCGTGTCTGCAACAGTATTAAACGTAGCCGACTTAAACAGCCAGTTCCATTGCTCACGGCTTTGAATATCTTTGCCAACCAGATTCAGATAGTCACGCGCACTATTCTTGAACGTCGAGCTATTTGTGTTCAGCCCAACGCGCCGTAACGCTATCTGCAAAATCTCAATGTTTGTCATCCCAGTACGGCGGCTCTCATATCGACCCACGCACCGTTTTCGTACCCTTGAAATTTGTTCAGTGTGCTGTTGTAGATCAGCATCCCATTCGCTGCCGTCAGCGCATCTCGCTCTGTCGTTGTCAACGATGGAACAGTAAACGATGCGCCAAACGTAACGGTGTCAGCCTGTAGCACTCCGAAGAGCGCAGCATCACCAAAAAATGCAGCGGCGTTTACCTGACCTAAACTTTCTGTCACTGTCTACATTTCAGCGCCCTGGGCTATCTGATCCAGATCGTATTCGGACAAATTATCGCCGTTGTTTTCCAACCAACGATCTTTCCAAATACGGACGGCTTCGGGGCCGCGATCTGATATACGCGCCGGGGGCGCAGGTATGAAACCTGGCAAATGAGTCACCTCACCAACAGCCCTAACGTGATTCCGCACTTGGCTATTGGTGACTTTGGATCGGCGCTGACGGGTGTGCGTTTTATCCAAATCGAGCGCCTTGCGAATTGCATCTTTCGTTTCGTCGCTGCCCTTTAAAATCAACTGGGCAATTTGATCTGGCGTAACGCTGGCCGCTTCCTCTTTTACAGGAGCAGGTGTAGTCGCTTTTGCCGCTTCTGCTACTTCATCTGACAGGGTATGCTGCTGCATACGTTTTGCCATTGTTATCTCTCTTTAAATTTTAGATAGTGGGTGAGGTGACAGGCTTAAAGGAGGCAACCTTGCGACCTGCCAACCCCACCCTCCATCAATGGTAAAATTATGAAGCTGCTCCATCATCCATAAAAGGATACTGAATATCAAATTCAGCTAAACCAGAGGATGGAGTTCCAACCGCAGATGCGCCTATTGCCCGCTTCACCCTGTCACCAGAAACCACAGCATCATCAATGCTGCCAGCCGTTGATGTAGCGTAAACCAAACCGTTGTCAGCGTAGCTAGTAAGAGCTTTTCCTACTGCCTTACCGCTTATCTGATACCAACCATATTGGTTAGCAACATTTGCGCTCATCGAAACTGCAACCTGTCCAACTGCATTAGCAGCCAACAGCGCAGTTGAAAAGCTATCTTCGGTGTACGTTGTAAAAGATCCCAAAGCAGTAGATGCAACACCTTTGAGATATATAAATTCGCCAACGCCATAATCAGTAGATGCAAGATCTTCAGCAAAAACGCGCATACCTAAAGGATGCAGCTGTTCAGTGCTTGTTTCATCTATTGCTTGACCACCAATAAGGCCTGGCTGAGTCTTTTTAAAATCAGACATTTTTAAGACCTTTCTTAGTCGTTGATGTTATAAATAACGCCCTGTCTGCGGCGATTATTTGTAGTGATTTGCAGCCCTGCTACGATAAACGCAACTTTCGCCATCTGGTTTGCTGGCTCCTTGAACGGAGTTTTGGCAAAGTTCATCCCAGCTTGCATGTGCATCTTGAGATAGTTGGTGTTGAGAAAATACATTTTGCCCGTAGCGCAATCGCGGTCATACTGCACCGGAATGCCACGGAAAGAAGGCATGCGACCATCAACGCCCGGAGCATCGTTGCTGCTCAAACGCTGGTAACCAGTACCCTCAAATATCTCCTCAAAGTCAGCGTAAATATCGTTTGTCGTAAAGATATTCGTAGGCTGCTCATTGCCTTCGGAAACGTCATTCCAAAGCGATGCCATACGCAGCATACCTTCATAAAAATTCGTTCCAGTAATTGTCTTGAACGAAGTGTCAGAGGTTGCGTTGTTGGCCTTGTTCTGCCACCAAGAATTGCTGCTTACCGTAATGCCACCCAACGTAGTCGGGCTGGAAGTGGGATCATCAGCAATAATATCCTGGAAGCCCAACGGCGCTTTGCCCGTCTGTGAGCTATAGAGAGATGCGTTTACCTGGTCGCGGATCGAAAGCATAGACTGACGAGTCTTTGCTTCCAACAGCTTCATAGCTGCATCGCTCTTGCGGTTTTCCTGTTCCTCGGTGTAGTTGATCGTAATCGGAGCAGCTACATAGCGGAACGGATAAAACGCCGCTGTAATACCATCAACGGCATCGGTGTTCAGTACGTCATAACCGCTGAAATACTGAGCCGTGTTACCCCCGTAAAGAAGATCACACTGGATTTCTTTACCGCCGTTTTCGGTGACTAAAGCATTTCCACTGCGAAACATTTCTAGCGTGGGGTATGCTTGAAAAAAGTTATCTGTAAGTTCCTTGCGCTTGGCCCTCATCGTGAGAGTAAACGCAGCATCAAATACGTCTGTTCTACTTGTTGCTGGCATTTTTTATAGTCCTATTCAAAACCTAATTTTGACAACCCTGCCAAAACCTCGTTTTCTGAAATCGGGCCAGTATCCTCGCTTGCATCTACGCCTGTAGTTGACCGCACTGCACGTTTGCTAGTGTTACGCGCTTGACTATCGTTTTGCCGTAACTCCGCAGCTTTTTGCGCTGTTATCCCAGCGTGTAACTCATACGCCTCTCTGACCGTATAAGGTTGCCCTGTCTGTGGATTATTAATGCGAACAGTGGCTACGATCTGATCGGTATAGTTGTCTAAGTCTTGTCCATATTCACCACGCGCCTCTTGTACCTGCGAATCGATGTACGCTGTTTGCTGGCCTTGGACGTATTGGTTTGCATGAGATAACTGCTGTTGTAACTGCGCGACTTGGTTTTGCATCTGCTGCATCTGTGTGCCAACCCTGTGCTGGATAATCTGCTCGACGGCATCAATCCCTCGCGCATCCTCTTCAGACAGGTTGTTCCGCATTTCCTGTATAGGATCAATCTGCGGTTGTTGTGGCACAGCCATCTGCTGCACACGGTTTGCCCACTCACCCTGTTGAGCTTGTAGTTCACGCCGTTGGTCAGCCAAGTCTTGCTGCGATTTGGTAAACTGCGCTTGTAGATTCTTTGCGAGAGGTACTAGCCCCCGATACTGCTCTGGCACAGACTCAACATCACTGCGAAGCCAATCGTGCCGTTCTGGATCAAAATCCGACGTTTCCGCATTAGAGTGTCCGGTTTCTTCAGATTGTGCCGATTCGGGCGTGTCATCCGCAAACAGTTCAACTTCATTAGTTGGCTGCTCGTTAGATGGGCCTGTATCGGGTGACGTATCTTCTGAACCGGAGTCCAAATCAAGAATAGCCTCGGACATCAGTTACTCTCCTCGTTGAAAGCTTTTTCTGCTGCTGCTATTGCTTCTTGTGGTGTATTACCAAAAAATGCTGGTTGCGTAGAGCGTTTGGCAGGTTGGCTCACATCGTTCGTGATGTGGCATTTAGAACCGCCCACTGCATCTGCGCTTTCAGTTACGTTGTATTTCTTCAAGAGTTCTTGTTTATGGCTGTATGACTCTACGACCTGCCCAAACCCAGCGTGAAACTTGCCATACATCCCAGAATGCTGGCTGTTGATATGGTTGCTTGTGACAAAGATCATTCGCGCTGTGCCATCACACTCTGTGCATTGTATTGTGCGGCGAATCTTGGCATGAGTATCTGACGGCACATCTATCTGGCGATGTTCACACTTTTCACATTCGTAATCGTGGAAAACCATAGTCTATCCCTGCCCAGGTGCGTTTTGTAGCTGCTGGCTGACCTCTTGCGCTTGGCTTCGTACTAGCGAAATAATGCTACCTTCGCTTTCGGAGCGACCCGACTCAGCTGGGGCTGACGGCGCTTGGCCTTGAGCCATCTGTTGTAGGAATTGCTGGTGCTGTCCAACGTGATTTTGCACAACCTGCAACACTTGCTGTTGTTGCTGCGGTAATAGTTGTTGGAACTGCGGCAACTGCTGTATCTGGCCGTGCAGCTGTATGTGCAGTTGGTGATTTTCGTTGGGCGTAACGCCTGGATCACCGCCATTGACCAAGTAAGCTACGTTTTCAAGGTTTGCCGCCTTGATCGTATCGCCATCTTCTTGGTTTCCAAGGTATTTTTCGGGATCTTGGACTCTAAAAGTAGATAACAGCCCTTTAATCGCTTCGATCCTGTTTATTTCCGGTAGGCCAATGGTGTAGTTGAACAGTTGTAGCGCATCTTGGCGCTCTAACTGCTCGGTCAGTGGCTGCATCGACCCTGCGTTGATCTCGATCTTGTATCTAACGCGCAATAAGTCTGCTGTGACCGCTTCATACACCGGATCTTCGGTGTCTCGCGCTACGTTGACCAGAAACTGTTCTGGGGTGTAGCGATCATCGGCCATCATACGCAACGTGTTACGCACAATAGAGCGATAGGCGTTAGCTACTGATTGCTGCATCCACTCACGGTTGATCTGGCTAAACGATGCCTGTAGGCTGGCCTGTGTTGCAGTGACTTTCGGGCCACCACCCATTGCCAGTTGGCTTACATTAAGACTTTGCTCTTCGTAGCTACGCGCATCCGACTCAATGCCAAGCTGATCGGGCGGTGGGTTGCCAAAGTTCATCTCACGCATACTGGTGTTTGGGTCTTC